TGTCCCGAACTCTGTCCCCAACGCTGTCCCCAACGCTGGCCCCAACGCTGGCCCCAACGCTGTCCCCAACGCTGGCCCAAACCCTGTCCCGAACGCTGTCCCAAACCCTGTCCCCAACGCTGGCCCGAACGCTGTCCCCAACGCTGGCCCGAACGCTGTCCCCAACGCTGTCCCCAACGCTGTCCCGAACGTCCTTCAAAAATTTCTTGTCCAGAATAATCGCGCGTGTAATTCCTTGGGATAAGGGTGATCCACACCAGATGATCTTTTTCGGAGGCGGTAGGCCTGCAATTCCATACATCTCCCGAATGGCAGCTTCAGCCTTCGGTCGATCTGCAGGCTCGGTAGAAAGACCGATTTTTGTCCACTTCTCAATGAAGTCAGGAAACTTAGCGATTTGCTCAGCCGTCAATAATTCTATTTTCATGGCTCAATCCGCCACGATCCGAGGTTCCTGATCATCCGACCACTCCACCTGATTTGGAATAGCATAGATGCCGGGAGGAACTTCAATACGCGAATGCTCCTCGTGCTCTAGGTACGCAGTTTTCACGACATGCAAAAAGCGTTCTTTCTTCATCGTCTGGCGCACATATACCTTGCGAGCCTCAGCTCCCCGGAAACTATGCATGTGCCCGGTGGCCTCACCATGCTTAAGGATCACATCGCCTGGGATATCGATGATCGTTGCATCATCGGGCGTGGATTTGACGGCAATGAGGGCGCAATCGCCCTGGCGGAAGTTAGTATCGATTAGCTTGCTCACTTGATTGCTCCGTATGAATGGTTAAAGCGAACGTATGCCGGTGGTGCGATGCACGCGGCCAGATTTGATCTTCCCGTAAGGCTCCTTTTTCTTGGGTTGCGGCGAAGTGCGGGGCTTCAATTGATTCCATTCCGTAATCCTGCCCAATGTATATTCGCCTGGAGAAAAATCCTGATGCCTGTCGAAGGATACTAACTCTCGGGCTATTGCTGCGGGAACCTGATAACGAATCGCCTTCCTGCCTTTGATCATATAGGCCCTGGAAAGGGAGATGATTGCGCCATCAAAGCTACGTTCACACGCTTTAGCCAGTGCGCAACCATTCGGATTCTTCTTCGATCCTGCCGCAGAATCCTTTTCCGTCACTGAAATCGTCAAGGGCTTTGTCGCATCCACCACCAAATTCACTTCCGGATGATATTTGCGGACAATTCCTAAAGCTGACTTTTGAGAAGGAAGCACACAATTCTCCTGTTCCGATTCCGATGGATCCGATGGATCCGATGGGCGTATTATCCACGTCGAATAACACTTGTCAAACTATTTTTATCCTGTAGAATTAATGCCCATGGTAGATCCAATCAAAGAACTGCGCAAACGGCAGCTCCAAGAGGGCTTTAATCAGGCCGAATTAGCCGAGGAAATCGGCGTCAGTTCGCCATTTTTGTGTCTGGTGCTGGCTGGCAAGAAATCGCCAGGACCTAAGATCCTGGAATATTTGGGAATGTCTGAAGTCAAGCGATATGAACGCATCTCAACTGACTCTGGCGGAAGTATCGGCAAGGATCGAAAACGATCAGCTCGTGCTGGAAGCGGCGGCTGAGGATCAGTTATGCGGATACGGTCTAGCCATTGCACGCACTTGGCAACTATGGGCTATCCAGCATGAGCGTCCACTTCGGCCGACTGATAAAGAACGTCCCACCCAGTCCTGATGGCCTGAAGCGCAAATGCTCACGCTGCAAGGATTGGAGACCAGTGGCGGGAGGATCGATTGTGAATCGTATCTTCACCTGTTTGGCGTGTAAGAGGGTTTAAGCATGAAGATTGATTGCGGAGTTGAAAGAAAGTCGCTAACAGATAAGGAATTGAGGCAATTGAAGAAGTGGCGCACCCAAGGGGATCGTTGGCGTGCACGTCATGCGCATTTGACGGTTTGGCACCCATGGTTTGCATGGTATCCAGTTCGGCTCAAGGATCACAATTGCCGATGGTTTGAATGGGTCGAGCAGCGCAAGGAATTTTACGGAGGCGTATACGTGACAGGTTTTATGATCCGGAATACGTATTATCGTGCCTCAGAAACGAAAAACCCCAGCTTGGAAGCTAGGGCTTGACGTACCGGGGGGACCGGATTATGTTGCTGGTACTGATGCAGCGTGATGAATCCTACCGATATTCTTCGGTAGGTGCAAATTCCGCTCTTTATGTCGCCAGTGCTGCGTTAATTCGTCGGCCAACCGGTCCAGTCGCACGCAAGTCCGGGGAACCCTCGCTGGGGGCTTGTATCCATGCGCGAGGCTAAACAAAGCAGGGAGGTTGCCTCCTCACTTTCCTGCGCCTTATGGGGGGGGGAGGGGGGGTTTTGGGTTCCGGGTCTAGGAGGCAGGGATGTACGTATATTTCATCAGGGCACGGGGCAAACCTCAACGGCTGAAAATAGGTAAGGCTTCTGATCCTGATCGGCGGCTGAGAGAACTTCAAACCGGATGTCCTTACCCGCTGTCGATTGAGGCGAGGATCAAGTGTCGAAGCGATTCTCATGCGTTTCAGGTCGAACGAGCTGCTCATGAATATTTTGCAAAGGAACGAACCCAAGGAAAATGGTTTAAATGCACTGACTACCTCCTATCGAGAGTGTGGGGATTCACTAATTGCTTGCCTGATGATGGTGTTTAGGGAGTCCCACGGGGAAAGGGGTTGAATCATGCCTGAAGAGGTTTGGGGATATGTCCGATGATAGCTGCTTGAGGTCCAATCCCCAGTACCGGGATTTGTTCAAAGACAAGCCTGTTGCTGCCCGTGCTGCAGTGGAATGGCTGCCTGCCCATGAAGGCATCATGAACAGCAGATGCGGCAAATATCAGTGCCGAAAGCAAGGAAATCCTCCTATTTATTCCCTGTGGAATGCTAGGCTAGGAGACCTTAGAGTCCGGTTGATCCGCGATGGGTTTAAGTCCTTTTCCGAAGTAGTCGATTTCCTACGAAGGCAGCCGTGAGTGATTGGGAATTAGACTGCATCCATTGGCATGGAGAGATCCTGACCGGGGACTTCAGGCACTGGTGCAATGATTGGGATGATCTGCCGATCGATGAATCCTGCAGCGAATTTGCATGTTGCTGCTGTGACTTTCGGGAGCGCAACACATTGGCGGAAGTGCATCGCGCCAGACTTGACGCGGAATACGAAGCTGAACGCGCAAAACATCCGGAATGGACTGATTTCGATGCTTTTTTGAGCTTCGACAGCGAAGGCCGATATCTGGAGGCGGAAGAGTGAGTCCTACGACTCTTGGATTTCTGGCTGCTTTGGATGGCCTGACGTTCCTCGATAACCCTTTTGCGGAAGGCGTGAATGAGTTCCGTAAGTGGATTGATGGATTTTGCCATGGAATCGGCGGGAAGCATCTCGCATGAGACGTGCGGCCAAACGTGACAGCTCCGAGCCTGACATCGTGCGTGACTTAGGAAAACTCGGATTCGATGTGGTAAAGCTGAAGCTTCCGGTAGATCTGGCGATCCGCAAGAAATCCTGGCCTGGGGGCCTGTTCATGATGGCCGAGGTAAAGAACGCGACCAAGACTGGGACTAAACCCGCTCCCAGAAGCGATAGGAAGGCGCAGACGGCCTTTATCGAACAGCACGGTGTCCCAGTGGTCACCGACATCAACGACGCTATAACCGCCTTAAAAGCGGTCTGGGAGATATGATGAACATTGAGGATTGGGAAAAACACACCCACGATGATTACGACCTGTACCTGCTGAAACCGAAGCAGGCTAAGTTCAGTGGCGAATTCTGGGTCACTGTAGGAGGGATATTCGTCATGCTGTGTTTTGCAGCCGCGATATATCTGGCATGAGCAAATGGATAAAGCCCCCTGGAGGGAATCGTATCTATCTCCACTGTGAATGTGGGCAAGCTATTGAATTGGCTCGCAGAAGTGGTAACCTGTATTTAGAGAGCAAGTCCTCGAAATACCATTTTGATCAGTGGCTTACGGATCATGAGAAGTGTTCAGCGAATCCGGATCATTTCAAGCTCGCGCACGATTTCCAGCCTAACCATGATGTTGCGCCCGCGGCCGATCCAGTATCAAACGCAGTACGGCTAGCGCTCGTAAAATCATGAGGAACATCCAAGCCGACGGCGCGAGAATTCAGAACGAGCTGAACGCGTATGTTCCTGAGAACTTCGACATTCGCCCAACCGAGGATCGAGTCGTCATTGAAATCCTTCCTTGGAAACCCTCAAAGATCATCGAGGTAGCCAGTAAGCGCAAGGTCCGGGGTAAGATCCTGGCTGTAGGTCCGGGATCCTATCCGTGGAAGTATGATGGTCCGAAGGGTAAGCGTACAAAACGCTGGAGGTCCAAGGTATTCGTGCCTACTTCAATGAAGCCAGGCGAGGAAGTGGAACTGGGCGGATTGGAGATCGAGGAATACTTACACCAGACCTTCATGTGGGGTACCAAACGAGTGCTTCTTTGCCAGGAAAGTGACATTGCATTTATCCACGAATAAAACCATTCTTTCCGGCACTTTGCATCGCCTCTACGCGTGGGGGAGATGGGGCGGCCAAGTGAATCTGGGATACCCCAGTCAAAGCGCAGGATTCACTGAACATCTCGCAAAACTTCCAGTTTGGACTAAGGAAAATCCTGATCCAGATATTTTGGCGACCGATAAAGCTGTGAGCGCAATTGAGCCTGAATTCAAAATATTGATAGTGGGCAAATATCAATGGCGCACTTCATGGAGTGATATGGCTCGAAGATATGGATGGTCTAAGGCCACCTACTTTCGCAAACTCGAAAATGCTCATTGGGCTGTACACACCTATCTCGGTCATTGACACGGCTGAGACTGGGATGATAAATTCCATTCCATTATTGACAACTGTCCCTAAAGCGAGGTGATCCAATGTCTCGAAACGAGAACAAGCCATCCATAAAGGGCATTAAAATGCCCCACGCCAAGGACACCACCGTTCGCCATGAGGAATACGCCGGCAGTCACGGATCGGATGGCGTCAGTTTCAAGATGCCCTCGGATGCTCAGTGTACGGATCATTCGAGAGTACGGACGCCGGAGCACAAGTGAGCTTTGAGCGGGAAAACACCTCTAGTGGCAAAGTTCAGCAGCCGGCCGGATCGGTCAAAGAATCTGGTACTCGCACGGTTGCAAAAGTATTGGGAGCAGGCGAGCCTGGAAAGGCAAGCGGTTTCCGCCCGGGTGGACATGGACCTGGCTACAACTATGTAGGCGGCCGCTCAGGCATGCAGGTGAAGATTCCAAGCGTCAGGGACCAGTCCAAGGTCAAGTAATGCCCCACAAGGCCCCAGGGGAGTCACTTAGCGCTTATATGGACAAGTTCATGTCTGACGCTGCTGATCGAAAGAAATGGCCGAAAGCCAAACAAAGGGCCGCTGTAGGGTATTCCGAAGCCCGTGAAGCGAAGAAGAAGTCCAAACGTGGGTAAGCCCGGCAGAAAGCCCATTGAGCCGCGCATCGAGAAGTTGGAGATCGAATTCGCTCGCCTTGAAACAGAATTGCATGAGCTGCGGCAGAGATTCGCATTAGCTCCGACCATCGATGTTCCACGTGGAACATACCAATCACAGTTCGATAAGTGGCCCGGCAATGGCGGCGCGTAATAGGACTTGGACGCCAGAAGTTGTGCGGCAGAAGATCCGCACTAGTATGTTAATCAATAGGTTGCAGAATCACGTGCTTGGTCGGCTGGAGATGACTAAGACTCAGATTCAGGCAGCTGCGATACTTTTGCGCAAGACTTTGCCAGACATGGTGGCCTCTGCGGACACAGCCCGTCCGCTTGACCGGATGAACGATGAACAGCTCATTGCCGCCGTTAACTCCATTAGAGGCTACCTCGCTACTGAAGCAACTGGAGACGGAACTGCAGCGTCGGCAGAGCGAGCGGCGCTTAACTGACTATCGACCGTATCTTAAGCAGGCAGAGTTCCATGCTGCGGGAGCCACTTACCGGCAAAGGCTGCTCATGGCGGCGAATCAGGTCGGTAAGACATTGGCTGCTGGGTTCGAGCTTGGAATGCATACCACGGGTATGTATCCGGATTGGTGGCGGGGTCGCAGATTCGACAAAGCCACCACCTGGTGGGCTGCGGGGGTAACGGGTGAGAGTACACGGGATAACCCGCAGAGGATTCTCCTCGGGCGTCCAGGGGCGTGGGGGACTGGAGCCATCCCTAAAGTCAATATCGTGGACACTTCTTCAGCAAGAGGCCTTGCAGATGCTGTGGACACAATACGAATTAGGCATCTTGACGGCGAAACGTCTTCCATACAGCTCAAGTCGTATGAGAAGGGCCGCGAGAAGTGGCAGGGCGAAACGCTTACTGGAGGGGTCTGGTTTGATGAAGAACCCCCCCAAGCGATTTACACTGAAGGACTGACGCGTACCAATGCCACCGGAGGCATGACGCTCATCACCTTTACGCCTTTATTGGGCATGACCGAGGTCGTGAGACGCTTCTTGCTTGAGCCATCCGCAGATTGTCATGTGACGACAATGACCATCGAGGATGCCGAGCACTACACGCCAGAACAGCGTCTGGCGATTATCAATACCTATGCTCCTTATGAGCGGGATGCCAGAACACAAGGCATTCCACAGTTGGGATCTGGTCGAGTATTCCCGCTAGGGCAGAATGAGATCGAATGCGAACCATTCGCTATCCCGAAAGAATGGGTGCAGATCTGCGGCTTGGACTTCGGTTGGGATCATCCCAGTGCAGGCATACGCATGGCATGGGATCGGGACGCCGATATCCTGTATGTCATCGCAGCCCACCGAGCTCGTGAACAGACGCCGTTGATGTTTGCAGGCGCCGTAAGACCTTGGGGTGGCTGGCTCCCCTGGGCATGGCCGCATGATGGTCTGCAGCACGATAAGGGTTCAGGAGAACAACTCGCCAAACAGTACCGGGATCATGGTCTGAACATGTGCAAGGTCAAGGCGAGCTTTCCAGACGGCACGAATGGGTTTGAAGCAGGCATCTCTGAGATGCTGGATCGCATGGAGACTGGCCGCTTAAAGGTTTTCAAGCATTTGTCGCAATGGTTTGAGGAATTCAATCTGTATCACCGCAAGGAGGGGCTCATAGTGAAGCTGAATGACGATCTGATCTCGGCCACTCGCTACGCCATGATGATGAGACGGTATGCAGTGACGCAGTTTCAGTCGATCAGGAATGTGCCTGAGTTTCAATCTCGGGCCCGGGCCGATGGCTTGAGTTGGATGGAGTGACTCATGATGCGGATCATTGACATAACTGGAGAGCGCAAGATTGATAAAGCGATATGGATCTGTGACGGCTGCGGTCAAAGTTCCGTTATGACGTTCCCGAGTGCCTACATGCCACGGCGCCAGTGCAATCACAATGGATATCAGATTTGGTGTATGCGCCCCGTGAATCACTTGGCGCAATGGTTTGATGATCACATCGAGGAGTGGCAAGAGGAATGGCGCAAAAAATCAGACGAGCGAGCGGAAAAGGCCGAGTACGAGTCAAAGCGCTTGAGGGCGTTGCGCGGTGAGCGGCCGTCGCTGAGGTTCGGGAAATGACCGCCATAGATGGATTGAATGCCGACATTACCGGCTGAATCCCATCAGCCAGCCACCGATAAGAAACAAATCTTTGCCGAAGCCGCCGAACGCCTGCGCATTGCTCAGGAAGCCGAAGGGCTAAACCGCCAAAAAGCGGTGATCGATCTTGAGTTCGAGGACGGCCAGCAGTGGCCTGATGACCTTTACAACCTGAGAAAGGTCAACAAACGCCCCACACTTACGATCAACCACACCCGCGCAATGGTGAAGCGGGTTGTGAACAACATGCGAGAGCAGAGACCTCGCATCAAGGTTCACGCTGTCGGCCAGGGAGCTGACAAAGACATCGCCCAGAAGCTCCAAGGCATTATCCGCCACATCGAATACAGATCCTCCGAGGCTGTCGGATATGACCTAGGAGGAGAGTTCGCAGTCAAGATGGGGTGGGGCTACTGGCGGGTGGGATCAGCTTATATCGATGATATGAGCTTTGAGCAGGAACTGGAGATCTGGCCGGTTTACAACCCCTTCACCGTATACATGGATCCTGCGGCCCGGGACTGTACGGCTTCGGATGCTGAATGGTGCATCATCTCGGAGGAGATGAAACGTTCGGAGTTCGAACGAAAGTTCCCCAGGACCATTGAAACAGAGTGGACCGAAGGGGCAGCAGGGGATCAGCAAGCCTCCCAATGGCAGACAAAGGAGATGATCCGCTTAGCGGAGTATTTCCGATTCGTCAAACGAGAGGATGAGCTGATCAAGCTCTCAGACGGCCGGAGCATGTATGACAGCGAGTATCGGCGGAAGTCTGATGTATTTTCCGCTGCCGGCCTTACAAGAGCTAAGGACCTCAGGGGGCGTGACATTCGGCGGCCTACTTATCGAAAGCAGCTAGAATGGCACCGCCTTAACGGAAGCCAGGTTGTGGAGTCAGTGGAACTGCCTGGCAAGTGGATCCCGGTCATACGATGCGAAGGTAATACGCTTGACCTGAACGGACAGATCCGCAGGAAGGGCATGGTCCGGGACATGATGGATGTCGGCCGGATGTACAACTATTGGCGCACCTGCGAGACGGAGATGATTGCTCTGGCTCCCCGGGCACCTTGGATTGGTACCGCACAGCAGTTCCAGGGACACCCTGAGTGGAACGATGCCAATCAGAAGCCTTACAGCAAGCTTACCTATAATGCGGACTTTTTAGAGCAGCCAGACGGCTCGAAAGTCCCATTGCCCGCTCCGCAGCGGGTTGAGACTGTAGCGGTGCCGGCAGGATTCGTGCAGGCGGCTGAGTCTGCGATGAAAGACATGATGATCCTGGCGGGAATGCCGCATGAGCCTGGCCAGGATGCTCCTGGAGTAGTGGTGAGTGGAAAAGCCTTACGACAGCGCCAAGCGATCAGCGATATCTCCCACTTCCAGTACTACGACAATCAGACCCGCTCGATTGCGCAGACTGGTCGAGTGCTCCTGGACCTTATACCCCAGTACTACTCTGAAGAAAGAATGCAGAGAATCGTCGGTGATGATGGTGTGCCTTCCACCGTTCAGATCAACTCCCCCGGAATCGATGCCATCAAGAACGATCTATCGGTGGGACGCTACGATGTCGTCATGGACACAGGTCCAGGATATGAGACCAAACGACAAGAAGAAGCCGAACAGACCGTAGATTTATTGAAGATAGGACCTTTAGCTGAGGCTGCTGTAAAGGCCGCACCGGATCTGATCTTCCGGGCCTTTGGCATGGATGAGATCGCGGATCGCATCGCCATTACGGTCCCAGAAGGCATGCAAAAGGCACTGGAAGGCATGCCGCAGGATGCGCAGAACATCATCAAAGGTGTGATGCAGCAGCTGCAGGTAGCCAACCAGCATATCCAGCAATTGGAACTGGAGCAGAAATACGGACTTGGCAAAGCGCAGATTGCCGCCAATGCCAAGGTTCACGACACCCAAGTGGATGCTGCGACGAAAGTGCACGACACCAGCACTCGCGCAGCAACAGAGATCGACAAAGCCCATATCGGAGCCCAAGCAAGCATTGCAGTGGCTGAGATAGGGCAGGCCGGAAAGTTGATGGACTCACACGTTAAGGGCAAGTACGCCCAGGAATCTGAAAAAGCAGCAGCAAAGGCCGAATCCAAATCAAACCCTTAACGGAGTATTTCCATGGCTAATCCCGGTCCTGCCCAAGCAGGCATTCCGAATACTGAACTGTATGTTTCGAACGGTCCGATGTCCCGCGTCATCTATCCTGTTGGATTCACCAACGGTAATGCGATTGGCAACGGATCGGTTTCATTCCAGTACTTCAACTGCACCTATCCGATCTCAGCTTCGAGACTGGATTGTCTTTTGGAGATGTCGCAGGCCACTGCTGCAACGACTGCCACCGCGGCAGCGCTCATTACCGCCATCGGCGGCATCTATCAGACCGCTGCGAGCACGAATACGGCAGGTACGACCAACTATATCAACCTTCTGTCGGCGGCTTCCCAGACCTATTCATGGACCTGGGCAAGCAACTCAGCAGGATCGACGCAGTTCTCCTATGGTGCGATTCGTCCTCTGTCAGTTCCCCTGAATGTGAATATGGCGCAAGGCGAATATCTGGTGGCCTTTGGTATTTCCACCAGCAATTCGAGCGTGGGATTATCCACGACTGCATTGGCGCACAGCATGTCGGTCCAGGTGTGCTCGACCAATCAGACTGCGGTCAACTATGCAGAACTGACTGCTGCCACGAATGCCTCGACTAACCTATGGGGTGGGCTGGGTGTGTACTCTGCGGCCACGGGAGCATTGCCCAATACCGCTCCGGTCACTGCAATCAACCAAACCGGCGCCAACCTTGCCGATGGCATCTTCGCTTTCGTACTTCGGAACTACTGATGCAAAAGCCTTCTTTCACGGTTGCTGACTTTGCTGGGGTCCATAACAAGGACTTGCAGAAAACCAATGCCAGAATCTTGAAAGGAGGCTCATGGCGTAAGCAACGGGTGTGCGTGATCATTCCCGCAGCCGATACCATTCCTGCCAAAGTAGCGCTCTCACACTGGAATCTCGCTTTCCCGCCCAATAACGGAGTGGTGAGGATTCTGGCTCAGGGGATGGAAGTGGGAGATGCGTATTCTCAGGCCATTGAGAACATCCTCAATACCCCTGATTTGAAGGACTGGGAATATATCCTCACCATCGAGCATGATAATTGCCCTCCTTCGGATGGGGTTATCAAACTTATCGAGCAGATGGAGAACCACCCGGAACTTGCCTGCATCGGAGGCCTCTACTTCACTAAAGGGGATGGAGGCTGCGCGCAGATCTGGGGTGATATCAAAGATCCGGTAATCAACTATCGCCCCCAGGCTCCGGATGTAAATGGTGGCCTGGTTGAATGCTATGGAACCGGAATGGGCTTCAATTTATGGCGGTTGGCCATGTTTAAGGATGCTCGAATCAAAAAGCCCTGGTTCAGAACGTTGAATGGGAAAGATGGACTTGGGGTGGGAACACAAGATCTCACATTCTGGTCCGAAGCTAGAAAATACGGCTATCGATGCGCCATTGATTGCTCGGTAAAGGTCGGACATTACGACTTGACTGGGGCTTTCGGAGTTGCCGATACGATGTATTGAATTAGGCTTTAATGCCATAATGACCATCCTAATAGGAGGTCGTCATGGTGTTAACAGCAGCGCAAAAGAGCGCTCGGTATCGGGCCAAGGATGTAGAGGCCTATAGGGCACGCAAGAATGCCCTAGTCAAGCTTCCACATCACAAAGAACAGCGGCGCTTATATGCCAAACAGTGGCGTGACAGGAATAAAAAACCTCGTAAGCCACGGCCGCGCAAGTGGACAGATGAGCAGCTCATGGAGCGCAAGCGAGAATACGCGCGCAAACATGCCGCCGCGAATCGAGAAAAGCTGCGCTTAAGAAGCGCGTTTTATTATCAGAAATACAAAGCGGATGGCACGATTTTGGCGCGCCAACGCAAGTATTCTCTGAAGAAGAAGTACGGGATAACGCCTGAGCAGTATCAAGAAATGCTGCTCAAGCAAGATTCAAAATGCGCCATTTGTCTCGGAACAATGGTGACTTCTGGAGCACGACACATGCATGTGGATCATTGCCATGAAACTGGCAGGATCAGAGGAATTTTGTGTCATGTGTGCAATACGAAACTTGGATGGTTTGAGCGCTTTAGGGCGCAGATAAAGAGGTATTTGGATGGCAAAGCGAGCCTTGAAGGCAGTTGAAGTTCAGGAAGACATCAAACTTGATTTGGGGTGCGGGCCGAGAAAAAAGGGGAATGATTGGATTGGCGTTGATCGCCGTAAGTTCGACGGCGTGGATATCGTCCATGACCTTCTGAAGACTCCCTGGCCGTGGAAAGACGGATCTATTGCCGAGATCCACATGTCCCATACGATGGAACACTTCACCGGCCGTGAACGGGTGAAGATCGTCAATGAGATGTATCGAGTGATGCGAGTGGGAGCGAAAGCCACCGTCATCACCCCTCACTGGTGCTCAAACCGCGCTTATGGGGATTTCACTCACCAGTGGCCGCCGGTGTCGGAGATGTGGTTCTACTACCTTTCCCAGAAATGGCGGGCTGAGAACGCCCCGGACAATGACATCAAATGGAATCCCGATGGATATTCATGCGACTTTGAATGCTCATGGGGCTATTCGATTCATCCCACCTTTGTGGTGAAGAATCAGGAAGCCCAGCAGCACGCCATGCAGTTCTACAAAGAAGCTGTACAGGACATGACCTGTACCTGGGTAAAGAAGTAATGGGTAAAGTCATCACATCCAATGGATTGCCGGAATTCATCGAAAAAGGCACCGTCACTCACATCCCCGATCATAAGCCTTCCAAGGAAGCCCCACCGCTTGAGGTGAAGAAGGATCCACCGATAGTAGATATCGGCGAGAAGGTGGCTGAGAAACCTTTGGAAGTGGATCCCAAGCTTGAAAAGCAGATCGAGTCAGAAGAGACGGTTCCGACTCTCTCTGAGGATTCACGCAAGTACGTGAACAAACAGCATCGCTTGCGCAAGGAAGCCGAAGAAGAGGCTGCGCTGTCGGAGTCTTTGGCGCGTGAGCAGTTCAATCGCGCGACATTGGCTGAAGAGAAAGCGCGAGCTTTGGAGGCTGAGCTTTCTCAATTGAAAAAGCCCCCTGAGACTAAGGTTGAGGAACCGAAGTTCCCCCTGGCCCAGGATTTCGTCAAAGACAACAAATTCGACCAGGACGCTTATCAGAAGGCCGTCACGGATTACAACAAAGCCGAAACCAAACGGCTTTTGGACAATGAGCGCCAGGAACGCGAAGTGGCGCAGATCAGAGCGAAAGTTGAAGCATCGTGGGATGTGGCGCGAAAGGCCCATCCTGATTTCGATGAAGTGAGAGCGAAGGTTGAAGGTACTCCAGCGGATATGGTTCCGCAGTTCGTCAGAGAATACATCGTAGACAGCGATCTATCGGGTGAAGTGGCCTACTACTTGTGGACCCACGCCGATGAGACGCAGCGAATTGCAGGCCTCTCGCCCATCCGCGGTATCGCGGAGTTGGGCAAGATTCAGGCAAAACTGGCCACAGCGGAGCAGAAGGCTCCGATTGTGGAAGTCAAGCCTGAACGTCCCGGAGCACCCCCTCCCATTACCCCGATCTCCACTGCAGGGGCTGGAACTGTAAATACGGATCCTGCCAAAATGTCATTTGCAGAACTTCGGGCTTATCGGAAGGAAGAGCGCCGAAAGAAATAGGCGCGGTGCTCCTAAATCAAACCATTTAGGAGAACTTTTCATGACTCAACAGCTACTCACCATGTCCTACATAACGAATGAATCGTTAGTAGTACTGGAGAACGAGCTGGTCATTGCGAATCGAGTTGAGCGTCAGTAAACGAACCTGCTGACATTAAATGCTGTGAACTCGGTGAAACTCTCGTGTAAACTAACGAGACAATACCGAGCCAAGGCTTTATGCAAATTTGCAGCGCTTGCGGACTGGAAAAGTCTTTGGATGACTTCTATCGGGGAACCAGTAGAGGGAAGTCCAGAATATTCAGGGAATGCAAGGCATGCAGCATTTTGAGGGCGCGTAAGTCCTATCAGAGCAATCGGGCAGAACGCCGTAAAAAGGCTAATGCCTATATGACTGATAAGCGGCAGCGCACTAAGGATGCAGTATTCGCTGCATATGGTGGCTATGTTTGCGCATGTTGCGGTGAAACACAGAAAGAATTTCTTTCTCTGGATCACATCAATAATGATGGAAACAAGCATCGAAAAGGTATTACAGGAAAGAGGCATTTTGCCGGATTCCACACCTACTCTTGGTTAGCAAAGAATGGGTTTCCGAGTGGTTATCAGGTGTTATGCATGAACTGTAACTGGGGCAAGAGATTCACTGGAATCTGCCCACATAAAGCAAGGTGTAACGACTATCCGCAAGGAGTAGGCTCAAGTGAGCCGAAGCGCAGCACTCCCGACCTAACTTTAGTGGTCGGGAAGAAGATATAGTCTCATCTGCATCGTGAGATGCAGTAGCCGAAAGGCAGATACCGCCCAACGAGCGGTATTGAAAGATCAATGATTCAAACGAATTCGCACAGACCGGCGCCAAAGTCGGAAATACCGTCAACATCCGCCGACCGCCTCGCTACATCGGCACCTACGGCCCTCCGCTGAACGTTGAGGATACGTTTGAGACCTACCTTCAGGTGGTGCTGAACTATCAGTTCCATGTGGATGTTCAGTTCACGACGCAGGATCTTGCTTTGAGCATGGATATGTTCAAGAAGCGGATCCTGAAGCCCCAGATCGCAACCGTGGCAAACCGTATCGATGCGGATACCGCCCAGTACTGCACCTTGAATACCGCGATCTCATTAGGGTCCCCTGGCATTCAGCCGGCCTCCTATAAGATCTTCTCCGATGCCCGTGCAACGCTTGCAATGGAGGCGTGCCCCACGGAGGGTGAGAAGAATTGCGTACTGGATCCGATCACCATGTCGGCGGTCACGGATTCTCAGGGCGGCAAGTTCAACCCGCAGGCCAGAATCAGCGAATACAACGAGAAGGGCCTGATTGCCAAGGAATGGGCAGGACTTGATTGGTGGGAGGATCAGAACATTCTGTCCTTCACCACTGGTGCCCAGACAGCTACGGGTGCAATCACCCTGTATGCCACGGGTGGCACCTCGGCGCTTCTGACCTCCGGGTGGGCCCAGCAGGGTGTTTTGGGCATGCAGGGCTTCACTGCATCCTCACCTGCGGTGAAGGTGGGCGACATCATCCAGCTCGCGAACGTCTATCCCGTCAATCCTCAGAACCGTCTGCAGTACGGCCGGACGCTGCGACAGTTCGTGGTTCTGCCCCCGGGTGGATTCGGAGCACCTCAGAATGGCGCTGCGACGACTGGAATCTATTTCTCGCCCGCAACCATCCTGAATGGCACCTTCAACAATTTGACCGGCGTATACACTTCGGATGGTTCAGGCTTCGTATCGGTAACGATTGGCGGCTGCGTCATCTCCGGTGGTCAGTTCCAGAACGTGACGGCACAGCCCACTCCCACGGCGGCGGTGACGATCAACGGTGGATCGACCTACGCATCCACTGTTACTCCTCAAGGGCTGGTATTCCACAAGTATGCCTTTGCATTGGCCTTTGCGGATCTGCCACTTCCTTCAGGGGTGGAGATGGCGGCTCGTGCCTACGATGATGAGGATGTCGGGATGTCAATCCGCATGGTGACTCAGTATACGATTAACAATGATAGCGAACCGACTCGGGCCGACGTGTTGTACGGCCCGGCATCTTTGTATCGTGATCTGGGCATCCGGATCTGCGGCTAAACCATAAGGGCCCTTCGGGGCCCTTTCTTTAAGGAGAAATCCCATGCCCGGCGCATCAGCCGTTGCATCAGGCAACGAACTACTCGATACGATGTTGTATGTCACGATCACCCCTCCCGCCACCATTACCACCGCTGTTTTGACTCAGCAGAACGTCACCATCAATGGATTGGCATTGGGAGATTGCATTTCCTGGAACATGCTCACCTTCACCAGCACGCTCATTTCGGTGACGAATATGTACGTATCGGCCGCCAATACCTTGACGATCACCTGGAGCACGGAAGGCGCCACGGTGAGCAATGCGGCAGCCCAGAACTTCATTTTGGAGCTCGTCAGGCCGAATATCGTTCCCTACACCGCCTTACCGAATGCGCTTGAATAATGGACCTCAAATACGGTAGTGGCCCAGCTGCAAGCCTGTATCACTATGCACATGGATCCTCGGTATATGTAGCCTATGCAACAGGAGTCACAGCACTTCCTGCATACTCAGCCACGACACTGGGGCCCATCCTCTATAACGGCAATACCGGCAATCCTCCCAGAAAAGCCGTCATTATTGGAATCACGGTGGGGCTTACCACCGCTTCGGCTGCGGCGGTTTCAGTAGGTCTTGCCGGGGGAGTAAGTGTTGCACCGATCAATACAACTGCGATCACACTTGCTTCCAGCACCAATGAATTCGGCAAACTGCCCACCATGTCCGTTTATGGTGCCGGAACAGTATCAGCAGCTCCTTTGATGTATTGGCCGCTGGTGAATCTGGATACTGCTGCATTGACGGCGAATTCCCTTGAGAACATGTGGATTCCACTGGACGGGGGAATTGTCGTTCGACAAGGTTCATACATCGCCCTGGCGGCATCAGCCACTGCAACGACATCTGTGCTGGAATTTGGGATTGTCTGGGCGGAACTCCCCACGTGAGCGGACCTGAAGCCAAGGTCACCGAGAATGTGAGAGTCAAATCTCATGCGGTGGAAAGCAAGAAGCCGCAAATTGCTCCCTTGGCATCCCATGTCACGACCGTTGCGCATGAGAATGCGAGATCCTTGGAAAATCATCCTCCGGATTTCATCCCTCTTGCATCCTCTGATTCTCCGACCCTGGTAGGCAATCCTCACATACCCGTCGTGGAAGATGGCAAGTGACCGCAGTCAATCCCGGGGCTGGGACTAACAGCACAGCGAACGTCGCGGGGCGACTGGGTGTTGCATGGTGGGACAGTCAAGGAACCGGGTTAGTCGGTCCACAGGGCCAGAATATTCCCTTAGGAGGCGGCGGAGTTGGGATCTCCGCAGGGGTCAATTTCCAATCCACGGGGACCGTTAATTTCTCCAATGCCAATGGTGTCACCTTTGGCCTTGATAACTTCGGGAATCTCACCGCCACGGTGACTCCTGAAGCTGCCGCAGGACTTGCGGCGATTGAGGCGGGAACTCAAACCCAGACATCAGGAACCCTGGTATTCGCCAATTCCAATGGCTTGACATTTGGAATGTCGAACAACTCGGTGATTACCGGATCCTATACGGTCCCCACCCAGACGGTTCAGACCCAGGCTTCCGGGAATCTTGCAGGAACAGGCTTTACCAGCACCACGACCAATGGTACGGCGATTGTTGGGACGAACAATACCGCAGGATTGTCCTTAGCTTATCCGCTGTACCTGACGACTTACGTAGGACAGACGACTCAGACTCAGCCGGCCGGCAATATTGCAGGGGCTGGTACGACGACGACGACCCAAGCCGGATCGACGCTGGGAGCCACCCAGAACAGCAATGGGCTGTCTCTGGCAGTTCCTGTATGGATTACGACCTATGTGGGACAGACCACCCAGACGCAGCCTGCGGGCAATATAGCCGGGATCGGGACAACCACTACTACTCAAGGGGGGTCCACATTAGGCGCCACCTTGAGCACCAATGGGCTTTCCCTGGCTATTCCAGCCTGGTTGACAGTGGCTGCGGGAGGAGGGGGCTTCACGGGTGGGGTGAGTACCGGGGGTAATACCGTAGGTAACACGGGTGCCTATACCGGCCAGCTGATCTTTGCCGGGGGCAACAACATCACGTTATCTGTGAGTTCTGGAGCTGGGGGTGCCCAGACCATTACCATTTCTGGAGCGAATGCTGGGGGGGCCCAGACCGGCATCTCCGGGATCATTGTATCCAATGCGACCTATACATCCGGGACTGTCAGCTTCTCCAATGCCAATGGATTCTCCTTCGGCTCAAGCGCTGGGCAGGCCATTACAGGCTCGTATACCGTACCCTCTGTTGCAGGTCTGATATCTGCGATAGCCGTCTCAGGGGGAGCAGGGAACAGTGTAGCGGCTACTGAAATGAGTTTCTTGAACTCCAATGGATTCACCTTTGGAGTCTCCACTGCCGCAGGTGCCGCGAGCATTACGGGATCCTATACCGTGCCGGTAACGGCTGGATTGATCTCCTATATCAATGTCTCTGCCGGAGCGGCCAATGCGAACCTGACTAATTTTACTCTATCGAACTCCAACGGTATCAGCTTTGGCTTAAACGCCAGTACGATCACCGCAAGTTATACGGTTCCATCAACCGCAGGCCTGATATCTGGGTTGAATATATCCGGAGGCGCCGGGAACAGTAAGTCGGCCGTCTCTGGCATGACGTTCTCCAACGCCAATGGAATAACGTTCGGGGTGAGTACTGGCGCCAATGTAGTGACGGTGACAGCTTCCTATACTGTCCCGGCAGCGGGTCTGACGACGGGCGGTTACTACGCCACCGGCAATACGACCAATAACAGTTCCACCACTTTGGCATTGAGTGCACAAAGTTTCAATGCACTGGGCGCCATGACGATGGGATTCAGCAATGGATCCATTCAGGTTTCAGCCCCTGCAACCTCCTCGATATCCGGCACAGGATTGGTATCGATATCGGTAAACGCCTCTACGATCAGTATTGGTGCGGCGCTTGCGCAATTGTCGTTCTACCAACCTCTGGGCCCAGTACAGAACACGACGGTTACGCAAAACGGTGCGGGGAGCGTCCAGGTTTATCCGGCGATTGCTGCCTTTCCTTTCACTGCAACTCGTGCGGATATCATGGCCTCAGTGTCGGCTGCGGCATTGGCTTTATCGACCGAAGCTCAAACTCTGTCGCTATATTTAGGGCTGTATTCGCTAAATGGCTCTACGCTCTCACTCGCATCATCCGGATCACAGTCGTATGCATGGACAAACAGCAGTGGAGGATCTACCGCATCCATCACTGGCATGAGGCGTTTCTCCGCGCCCATCAATGTCAATTACACCGGAGGGTTTGACCTTTTCGTAGGCATCATGACCAATACGACATTTGCCAATACAAATGGCATTTCACTGAGCAATATGGTCGTACCGCTGGGTCCCGGGCCGCAGTTGCAAGGATTGATCGGTCAAACTCAGGTCAACAGCATGCAGTTTGTTCCAGGACAAGGGTTCTTCTCAGTGACTTCCGCTGCAATGCCGGTCTCCATGGGCTTATCGGCAATATTGGGAGCAGGCTCTGGAGGCAATGCCGTTGATTATTACGCGCCCCTTCAATTTGTGAATATCACTGCATAGGAGTAATGAATGCCATTCCCCGCATCAAACGGCACGATCCCGCTGACGCTTGAACAAGCGTGGTCAGGGGCGCGCCTTACTGCACAACAGATCCAGCAGCAAGCGAACGCGCTCAATGCGCAGATTCCTAATGGGGTTTCCTTGCAGAGCATTCTCAACTCACTGCAATTCTTTGCAACGCTGAATGCACAGTTGACGCAATACGCGGCCGTTCCGGGACTTGCGGCCTACGCCCAGGCTCAGATTAGCAATCCGAGTTTCGATGTTGCCGGTGCCTTCAATGCCATGCAAACCGCGCTGGTCGCCGCGGCGACATGGATCGCGCAGAACTTCCCCTTCTCGACCTATACGAGCGTCAACGCGCAAGGATTTGTTGTCTATGCGCCCTTCACCGCGGGGCAGCTCGCGCCGCTTGCCACGCTTCTGACGGCGCTTTCCGCCACGATTGATTAGGACGGAACGACGCGATGTCGTTTACCGTCAATAATTCTGCTGCTAATACCACCACTGGCGGCACATCGGTATCTGTAAGCATTTCTATTCCGACAGGGCATAGTGTCGGAGTTATCGCTCGCAGCACCAATGCTGGAACTCTCTCGGTAACTGGAAATAATGCCTACACTATAGGCAATACAGTCATCGGTTCTTTTAGCGACCAATTGAAGTCCTTTTACTCCTTGGGTATAGGGTCTTCAGAAACGGCGATCGTTCTTAATAGCACTGCCTCTGAATTTCTGTCCTTTGTGGTGTGGGATATTACGGCCACGGGAACGATTGCCTACGCGGACAGTGAAGGCCAGTGCTATGTGTTCAATAATCCCTCCACCACAGACGGGGTCACTACTGGATCGATGACCCTCACATCCGCTGATGGGCTATTGATATCAGCAGGGTGGGATCCAGGCGGCGGTACGCTTACAATTGGAACTGGGTTTACTGCTGATGCCACGGCGTTGGCGATGGTGAGTGAACACAAGGCAGTCACCGCCTCTGCTGCGGCAACGTGGACGGACAACACCGCAAACTCTCGCCCAGTTGTTATGGGCCTAGCGTTTCAGGTATCGGGCGGAGGTGGTGGCAATACTGCCTCCATTGCGTGGATAACATGATCATGGGGAATTATATCGGCATGGATTTTCTGGCAGCAACAGCCACTCTTAATGCAACCGGATTGGTCGCAACCGCTCCCAATGAAGTGAAGATCAAATCCGGTGGGATGTCCCAAATGGGAGTGGTGATTGCTCAATCCATTGCTTCAGGAGCCACGGTGTCAACCGGGCAGACTGTCACTTTCACAGTGAATAAACCCTTTGGACAGTTCCCAGCAAGCGAACAGAACGAACCTATTCCTTACTGGTATTTCCTGCAATGAGTGGAAACGTAACGACATCCGCGAACGATCTGATCCAAGGAGCGGCATTGAATATTAATGCTTTCGCTCCCGGTCAGCCAATGTCCTCCACCATCGCTTCCACCTGTATGCAGGTGCTGAATGATCTTCTGGATTCTCTTTCGACCGATCAGGCATTCGTCTACACCCAAACCGAAAACATCGTCCAATGGACCCCTGGACAATATCAGTACACGATAGGAAATCCGGTTGCCGGAACCTTTCTAGGATTCACTTCCACTCTTACCGGGATGACGAATCTCATCGTCGGGGTGACGAATCTTGCAACCATCGGCCCAACCTTCACTTATGGGTACAACAATGCTGACGCGTTTGTGGGCGGTACTCTCACGGATGTCAATTCGGCCATCCCTGCAAACACCACCATTGTCTCTTATTCTGTTGGTGCTATTACTGCTGTCACTTTTTCAGGTGCTCCGACTGGAACATCAGCTACTGTCTCAGGATGGGCAGGAGGTCTCCAATACGGCCTGATGACCTTCTCCGATGGAGAAACCCGAACCTGCTCCATCACGGCATTAGGGGCGGCGAACTGGACCCCGGCATTGACCGGAACGCCCACCGCTGGCAGCAATTCCTTCAACAGCGCCTCGATCATCATGTCGGGCTCTGCAACCTCCAGCGCTACAACGGCCGAGACTATTACCTATACGACTCCGGGGAATTTTGCCTTTCCCCGCCCGTTGAGGTTTAGGACTGGATTTACCCGAATCACGACGGGTAATGCTGCAGGATTGGACTACTGGTTCGAATTTGTGTCATTGGATCGATACAACGAGATCGGCTATAAAGGCGTTCCTGGACCGTGGCCCTACCTTGCGGCGCTCCAACCTACCTTTCCGCTTGCCACACTTTGGGTCTATCCGCAGCCTTCCCTGGCTGGAACAGTCTTTCTCTATACCGATCTGATCCTGACTGAATTTACGAATCTCACCCAGTCGGTGAATCTTCCGCAAGGATACAACCGGGCACTGAAGAAGCTTTTGGCCCTGGAACTGTGCCCGATCTTCGGTAAAACCCCTTCGCCTCAACTGATATTGCAGGCAAAGGAATCCAAGGAGTTCCTGAAGAATCTGAATGCATCTCCTGTGATTACGCTCAGGTATGACAGCGATTTGATCCATAGCCGCCATACTGACGCTTCTTTTATCGTCGATGGGGGTTTTCGTTAGTAGAATCAATATGTTATGATATAGCCTTTATAGGAGGCTGTCATGACAAATTCGCTTGATTCGCTATGGAAGAAGGTGGAGAAACGCGGCCCAGATGAATGCTGGGAATGGCGCGGCTATAGGAATTTCACTACCTATGGGAAGGGCGGCTATGGCCGGATGGACTTGTTGGGCCTGAAAGGGGTTTATGTCCATCGGATTGCATATTTATCTGCCAACCCTGGAGCTTTGACGCTGAGCCGCAAGACCGATCTTCAGGTCCTGCATAAATGCGACAACCCCATTTGTTGCAACCCAGCGCATCTAATGCTTGGGACTAATGCAGACAACGTGGCAGACATGATGAATAAGGGGCGCCAGACGCGGTACAAAAGTACCGAGTCGCCAAGAGCGAAATTTACGGAGGAAGAAGTCTTTTGGATTCGGATGGCAAAGAAATACGGCGCGACAGTGAAAGCTCTTGCGTTACTTCATAGGGTCAGCATGTCGTGCATCAGCCATCTGCTCTATGGGCGTAGCTATCAGGATGTCTAATGTTTGAGGGGGTATCGACCTCAATAGTCGGCCCTTCATACCAAGCTCCCATGACTCTGCAAGATGCAGAGGATGCAATCAACTGGTACTTGGAGGTTGCCGAGGTAGATGGCGCCAAAGAGCCCATAGCGATGCTGGGGGCTCCAGGATTGAATACGGTACTGACTACCACTACAGGGCCGGTTCGTGGCCTGTGGTGGCTCCCCGGCAGCCAGCAGGCATTGGCGGTGGTAGCTCAATATTGCTATCTCATCACGATTCTGGTTCCTGGCACTGCCACGACTGAAGCGGTCCTGGGATCATCCTTGATTGGAACATTGCTGACCAATGCCGGCCCGGTCTCGATGAGAGATAACGGAGTCATCCAGAACAATGAAGGTGGATTTGTTCTGATCGTAGATGGGCTCTACGCCTATTACTATCGGATGTCGGGAGCGGGAACGATCTCCTTTACAGGAGGGGTTCAATCAGGCCAGACGGTCATATCTCTGCCTTCAACGATTCCCTATGGATTGGTGATCGGAACAGCCACGACGCTGACCGATACTTCTGGGTACATTCCGCCAGGGTCATTGTTCAACTTTGTTGATTACAATACTCCTGCACTGGGAATGAGTCTTCCGGCAACGGGTACGAATCCTGCTGAAACGATCACTTTGACTATTCCGGCTTTCGGACAGATCTTGGATCCTGGTTTGGTATCAATGTCGAATCTGGCCTTCATCGAAGGATGGCTGATCGGAAATGAAGTCAACACTCGCACATTCGTTACGACAGGGCCTACACCCTATACGCTTTTGTTTCCTCCTTCTTTCTTCGCGCTTAAAGATTCGAGTACGGACAACCTCGTAACGCTGCAGGAAAACAACCGTGAATTGTGGCTTGTCGGAGAGCGAACCTCAGAGGTTTGGTACAACAGTGGACTCACTAATTTCAGCTTCTCTCGAATACCTGGGGTTGGACCCCAAATCGGATGTGCTGCGAAATACAGCATCAGCCGTCTTGGTCCGTCTTTGGTATGGCTTGCCAAGAACGAACAAGGAGAGAACTTCGTAGTAGCCACCGATCAGTATGGCTGGGATCGCATCTCAAATCATGCAATGGATCATGCAATAGCCTCCTATCCTGTGACTTCAGATGCCATTGGGTATTCGTATGAGGAAGATGGGCACCTGTTCTATGTCCTGATTTTCCCCACGGCCGATGTGACATGGTGTTATGACGCCACGGTTTCCAATCAGTTGAAGAAACCCAGCTGGCACAAACGTCTGTCGTGGAACTCATCGACCGGGCAGTTCCATCGGCATCTGTCCAATTGCTACATGGACTTCGCGGATATGCGGATCGTAGGGGATTATCAGAATGGGAATCTGTATCAGATGTCCCGCTCCTATTATACCGATGCGGGAGCGATCTTAAGAGCTGTCAGAAGATCAAAGCATGTCTGGCAGAAAGGCAATCGACAGCGATTGTTCTTCGCCCAGCTTCAGGTGGAATTCACTCCGGGAGTGGGGTTACAGACAGGCCAAGGGTCCAATCCTCAATGCATGCTTCGATGGAGCGATGACGGTGGATTTACGTGGACCACCGAACAATGGGTCACCATTGGCGCAGCGGGAGAAACGCGAAACCGTGCCATCTGGTATCTGTTGGGCGAATCCCGTGATCGGGTGTGGGAGATCAGCTTCACCGATCCTGTAGCGCGGGACATCATCGGTTCTACTGTGTATGTAGAGGCGGCTGCGTGATTCAGAAACGCGGGATACCTACCTACGAGCAGCCTTTGCAGACAGGGGGCAATATGTCGGCCTCCTGGCGGCGATGGTTTCACGATATCGAGGTCGGAACTCCCCCTGCGAATGAAGTACAAGTTACCGTTACTGCATCCCCATTTTCGTATCAGGCACCTTCTAGGGGAGCAATCATCATCAATGGTGGCAGCGTATCAAAGGTCGCTTTCACAAGAGCTGGAACATATACCACGGGTCAGACCTCTGGAATGTTTTCAGTCTCACTCGGAGATATTCTGGTTGTGACCTACGCCTCAGCTCCCTCGATTACCTTTATTCCATCATGAAAGTTCTAGTGGTGGATGACTTTGTGAGAAATCCGGACGAGGTGAGGCAGTCCGCATTGATATCAGGGTTTGGAACCTGGCATCCCACCAATACGATTCTCGCCTATGAGAACTATGACGGGGTGAACATCAACGGCAAACACTCGACATTGATCAAAGCGCTGACAGATTCCATGGGATGCTCGATCTATCCGGAAAGCATGATCTTTCGAGTAACGGGAGAAAAATCCGATCCATCGAGGATTCATTCTGATCGGATGTTCGGGATGTACTCCTGCATCGTCTATCTCTCCAGGGAATACGAGGCTTCTGGAACCGGCTTTTATCAGAACATCAGGACTGGATCATGTGAAATGCCTGCTGTTGGCAGCGTGGTAGGAACTGCTGAGTTCGATCTATTGAAGAGTGAAATGGATGAAGCGAACGAGAAAGACTGGAAGCAAGTGCATTACGTGGAAGGAAAATACAACCGGGCTTTGATCTTCAAAGCACCCCTTTATCATGCCCGCATACCTAAATTCGGCAAAGGGACGACTCCGGAGGATTCTCGAATGATCTGGGTGTGCCATTTTGACGTGGGGGGCATTGGCTGTGTTTGAGGGATGGGTTGCCGGCGCCGCAATAGGTACAGCAGTCGCAGGTATAGGAGGGGCTGCCATAGAGGGAAGTGCGGCCTCTGGGGCTGCGCAGACGCAAGCCAATGCTGCCACGAACGCGCAGAACATCTCAGAGCAGGAATTCAACACCATAACAGGGCAAGAGCAGCCCTTTATGAATGCGGGCTATGGAGCCCTCTCGACGCTCAATCAGGATCTGGGGACAGCGCCCAATAATGGCACTGGCGCTCCTGGTTCTTATGGTTCACTGACGCAGCCATTCAACGCCTCGGACTTCCAATCGCTTTCCCCGGCCTATCAGTTCCAGTTGCAACAGGGACAGCAGGGAGTACTGAATCAGGATGCTTCCGGCCAAGGCGCATTGTCGGGCGCCACGATGAAGGATCTGATCGGCTACAATCAGAACTATGCGAATACCTCATTCAACAATGCTTTCAACCAGTATCAGACGCAAAACCAGAACGTCTATAACCGCCTGCAAGGCATTGCCGGATTGGGGCAGGCTGCGGCTTCCAACACGGGGGCTCAGGGTACGGCTCTTGCGGGACAGGCTGCGCAGTCTGCTACGAATGTAGGCACCGCACAGGCGGCAGGACAGATCGGAGTGGCCAATGCTGCGGCCGGAGGATTGTCGAGTTTGAGCGCTCTGCCATGGCTGTATGGGAACCCTGGTGGTAATGGAGGCATCGGAACAGGCTTAGGGGGTAGCACGAGCCTGACTAACCCACTTGCCGGCGCGAGCTTCAATTCAACTGGCTACGATCCCGCGGCAGATTAAGGAGCCCAGATGCCGGATATGATTCCAGTTGGAAATACAGGGGTCCAGCCTGATCCCCTGGGCTCCATTTCCAAAATAATTGGATTGCAATCCGCTCAGGTCGGTTTGCAGCAGCAAAGACAGAACCTCCAAACCGGACAGTATCAACAGCAAGCCGCACAGGCCGGAGCCCAGCAGGAACAGCAGAAGAACGCCGAATATCAGGCGGCGCAGAAAGTCGCGGTTCAAGGAGCCCAGTCAGGAAAATATACGAATGCTGATGGTTCCTTGAATCGCCAGCAGCTGGCCGATGATATTACGACCGTGGCGCCTACTTATGGCCAGGGGATTGCCGGACAGCTTTTGTCGCAGGCCAATGAGATCATATCGAATAAGCAGGCGGTTCAGAATCTGACGACTGATAAGCGTGCGATCATCGGCAACACATTGGGATCTTTGGCCGGCGATCCTACGGTGGATCAATCCAAGGTGATCAACGGACTTGAGGCGCTACGCCAGCAGTATCCGGATGACAAACAGATGAGCCGGATGCTGCAAAGCCTAGGGGGGGCGATTCCACCGGGTGCCGGAGGCCCTCAGTTGCAGCAGATCTTGAATTCTGCCGCATCCTCTATGACTGCCAAACCTTCTATACAACCCGGAACGAATGCCGCCAGTCAGAATATCAACCGAGGTACATTCAGCGGCCAGATGACGCTGCCCGGAGGCAGTGCGCCTAATCCGACAGGTCCACAAGTCGCAGCTCAGGCCACTACTCAGACTGGCGCTTCTGCTGGAGATAATGCTCGGTTCAATCAGATCTCCGAGGACAATCAGCGCGGTCAGTCCATGCTTGCTCTATCCCAGCAAGTAGGAAATCTTGCAGATCAGGTTCGCACTGGCAAACTCTCAGGAGAATGGGCCAATCGACTTGCTGTGCTGCAGCAAGACAACCCCGGTATTACTGCGCGACAGATGTTGGGTAAATATGCCGCTCAGCTTAAAACCATGGCTGAGTCAGGAGCTTCAACTGATGCAGAACGCTCGACTGTGGAAGCGGGCATGCCCAATCCTGACAATATGGATCCTGCAGCAGTCAAGGAAGCCGCTCAGTATGTAGGCGGAATGGGAGCCATGCGCAACGCGCGAGACCAGGTAGCCTTTCAGTACATCCAGAAAAATGGCAGTACGGCAGGACTTCGGGCTGTGGATGACCAATTCATGCAACATGCGGATCCTTTTGTTTATACCTATAAGTCTTTGCCGGCCGGCTCGGAAAGGCAGCAGTTCCTACTCAAACGATTCGGGGATGGTTCCAAGATCACAAATCAGGCCGGTCTGCAGCAATTCCTGGATCAGCAAAGCATCGTGAAGCACTATGGCGGATAGCACTGGGGATCCGGATGCCGATGCGGTTTTGGGTATTGGCGCTTCCTCGGCGCCTATCCCCATTACAGCCTCTACGGGCGATCCGGATGCAGATGCCGTTCTGCATATGACTGCTACCGGAACGGTTCCTGCCAAGGGCTATACGGCGAAACTAGCGGCAGCAGGAGAGGCTTTTGATAAAGCTGCTGGAAGCGGCTTGACTGGCATTGGGAATACTATTGCTGCTGCTCTAGATGTTGGAACCCATATGGCCACCAGTGTGGCTGGGGATGTTGCTGGGGCGGCTACATCAATCTTTTCCCAGAATCCACAAAAAGGCGCTGCAGTCCAGAAAGCCATTGCGGATGTGGGAGCACCCACTACGCCAGCCGGGAAGGCTGCTGAACAGTACGTCGGAGCACTGACTTCTCCGGTAGGAGAATTATTGCATGCTCCGGTGGCATTTCTACAGGAAGGCGGACATCCGATTGCTGCCCAAACAGTGCAGGCCGGTGAAGATCTATTGCCGGCAGCTTTGGGTGGTAAAGAAGCTGATACTGCCAGGTTGGCATCTCGCGCAAGTGCTGTGGATCTTTTGAACAAAGAAGGTATTCCGACATCGATCGCGCAATCCACTGGGTCCAAACTCGCTCAGCATATTGAACGGGCGAGTGCCATGACAGGGGATTCAGCGGCAGAGTTTGCCGGACAGCAGGCAAATGGATTTAACCAAGCTGTTCTGCGGCGAATCGGGGTGATGGATCCTGATGTCACCGCTGCTACACCAGATGTTATGGCAGATGCTAAAGCCAAGATCGTAGGTGTGATGAACGATGTGGCCACACGCAATCATCCGGCCTTTGATCCACAGTTGCAATCTGACATACAGTCGATTCGAGCGGATGCAATGAGGCAATTACCGGCCAGCGATGCTAGACCGTTGGAAGCAAATCTCGATGATATCGAAGCCAATGCTAAGGCAAATGGCGGAAATTTGGATGGGACCTTCGTTCAGAAGGTTCGATCCAATATCAGTGCTTTGAGAATGAATCCTGGAACTGCTCCATTGGCGGCTGACTTACAGGATGCATTGGATAATGCAGTTCAGAGAACTGCCACTGCAACCGGCAATCAGGCAGATGTAGCGGCACTCACCAAAGCACGGGCTCAATACCGGGCCATGAAACAGATTGAGCCCGCAATTGATCCATCTACTGGAGACATCAGCCCATTGCGTCTTATGAGTTCCCTGACGGTCAAATCAAACCGACCCCAAGCATTGTATGGAGTGGGAGATCAGAGCCTCATGGATCTTGCGAGGGCCGCAAAACAAGTACTGCCAGACAGGCTTGGAAATTCTGGCACTGCCGAAAGAATGGTTGGGCCATTGGGAGCAATTGAGACTTTGGGAAGCGGGGAACCATTCAAGGCTGGAGTGAAACTGGCTGCCGGGACTTTGGGGCTCAATACGCTTGGGAAAGCGATGAGAGGCCAAGGATTGCCTGGCTTGGCAGCAAAAGGCATCGGAGCAGTAAGTGGTCCTATCGGCGCAGTAGTCAAGCCAGCAGCCAAAGGCTCCATTGCTGGACTCATCGAATCCAACGCAGGACAGCAATGACTACTTGGTTCGACCGCCTTGGCAGTACAGAAACAGCAGAACGAATACGATGATTCCGATGATCATGACTGACTGTCTCATACAGCAGGGACTGGATGTCAATACTGTATGACGACTTATACATTAAGTCCTACTGGGATTGCTAAATTCTTCGATAACTCAGGGGCACCCCTTGCTTATGGTCAACTGACGACTTGGGAAGCCGGGACCACAACTCCCATTGCGACATATTCAAACTATGCCGGAGCCATTAACACCAATCCGATCATCCTGAGTGCCAGGGGAGAATGCTCATTATGGCTGCTACCGAATGTCGCATACAAGCTGTCGCTGACTGATGCGAATGGAAACCTGATCTCAGGTTACCCCGTCGATCAGATCATCAATAGCCAGCTTCTGACGCTTTATGGAGGGGTTGATTTCGGCTCACCCAATGCCTACGAGATCACCTATTCGGCCCCCTACACCAGTTACACGGCCGGCAATCCGGTCATCTATTTCATTGCGAGCAACAGTAATACCGGCCCATCGACCATCAATGTCAATGGACTTGGAATAGTCCCTATCGTCAATCCGAACGGATCTCCACTCACGGCAGGGCAGATCGTCAACAATCAGATGGTGCAGATCGTCTGGCAGAACGGTCAATTTATTCTCACCTCCATAGGAGCAACCACAGGATTGAATATCGGAACATTCGGTGCTGAAGCTTCTATTGCGGCGGCGAATGTCACTGATTTGGGATCAACCGGCAGTCATACGGTCAATGTGACCGGATCCTCCGTCATCACTTCCCTAGGGACTTCAGCATCGATCAACGCCCCGATATTCATGGTGAGATTCTCCGGAACCAATACCCTCACTTACAATGCAACCTCTCTGATCACGCCCTCCGGCACTAGCATCAACGTGAACACCGGGGATGCAATGCTTGCGGAATATCTAGGATCTGGCAATTGGAAGATTCTCATATACCAAGGAACGCTGAACACCTCCCAGTACGTGGCCAGAACCACTCAAGGAACAACCACATCCAGCACTGCAATTACCATCGATACCCAGTTGCAATTGTCTTTGACAGCAACCGGGACCTACATCGTTCAAGGCTGGATCAACGATGCTGGAGGCACCTCTTCAGGAGGTCTTTCAGGCGGCATCTATTACTCCGGGTCACTGCTGAATGGATACTGGTCATCCAATGGAGTAGGGACTTCAGTTACCACGGTTCCCCTCACAGCCATCGGGACAGCAGCAGAGATGCAGTCCGCTCAGACAGGCGTGGGATCCATGCCGATCATAGGGATGATCCAGGCAACCTCTACGGGCACTTTATCGTTCAACTGGGCGCAGCATTCAAGTAATGCTACGGCCTCCGTGGTGAGTCCCGGGAGCTATCTGGAGGCTACTTACGTGACGAATATGGCCGGCGGATTCATCCCCGTTACTTATTCGTTCAACACTGCAGGATCTTTCACCTTCACCATTCCCACTGGAGCCACGACGCTGACACTGGAAGCATGGGGTCCTTCTGGGGCAGGAAGTACAGCTGGCGGAGGCGGAGGTGGAGGGGGATCAGGCGGATATTGCAAAACGATCATCACAGTCAGTGGAGATGGGGGAGAAACCATCAATTACACCGTGGGGATTTTAGGAACGACTTCCAGCGCTGCCACCAATTCCACCGTGACCAGCGGGACATTCTCCCTCACTACTATTACCGCAGGAGCGGGCGGCAATGCTTCAGGATCTACGGCCGGAGCGGCTGGAACGGCTACTGGGGGCACTACGACGAATACGGCCGGAAATGCAGGAGTCGCAGGAGGATCCGGAGGCACCGGAGGTGCTCCGATATTTGGAACCTACGGAGTAGGTCAACCCGGTGGCCAGGGATCACCCACTCCCTATCCGGCATTCCCAGGCGGCAATGGACTTGTAGTGTTTCACTTCGCATGACATTAGCTCAACTCTCCCCAACTCCGGTATTCAAGGCTTTCGCCAATGATGGAACTCCGTTGGCCTATGGGAAGCTTTACAGCTATATCGCCGGCACCACAACTCCCCAGGCAACCTATCCGTCACAAAGCGAATCCACGCCAAACACTAATCCGATCACTCTAAATGCTCGTGGAGAGTGCGCGCTGTGGCTTGATCCGACGCTTTCTTATAAGTTCAATCTGACGGATGCGCTGGGGAATCAGATCGCCGAGTATCCGGTGGATAACATTGTTGGAGGATACTATCCAGCAAGTTCCCCTATTGACTCGGTAAATATCCACTACGACATCACGGCAGGTGAGATTGCAGCCGGAGTGACTCCTGCCGTCTATTCCTATCCACCCCCAGACATTCGTCGTTATGGGGCAATCGCCTCGCCAGCTTTTGATTGTCAAACTGCGTTCAACAATTGCTTAAGCTCAAACAATGTGGCCTACGTACCTCCTGGAATGTGGTACTCATCCCAGATAACAGTACCTGGCGGGGCCTACATTTATGGTGATTGGAAGCCGTCAGGAGTAATGCCATTCACTCCTGGGTCACAAACTATTTTGTTCAACTGTTCAGGAACTGGATTTCCGAGCGGTGAATCACTTCTCACCAAGTTTCAGAATCTGATCATCTATGGAAATGGCGCTACCAGTTGCATTGGTATATACGGTCAGTACGTTGATAATCTGGAACTGGATTCTGTAATTCTGGACGGAGTATTCAAGTCAAACATCTACGTCACGGACGGCCAATATCTGTACTTGCGAAAGGTCCGATGCAATGGCGCGGTGAACTGGAATGTGTATGTCAATTATACGACCGGGCTTGCGGGAGCTAATTGCTGGAGCTTCATAAAGATATCTGATTGCGAGTTCTATAGTTGCGAATCCACCGGCATAAGCGGCAGTCAGCAGGGCGCCGTATATCTTGGTAATGTCGCAGCTTTGCAGATGATCAACACTGACTTTCTGGGTAATGACGCTCTTGGTCTCATTTGCGATCAGACCTATGACATGTCAGGCCCGCAGGGATCCTCGGGTTTCTACATTGCGAACTGCGAGTTCGATTCCAATGCATCGGCTGGAGCACAGTTCAATCGTTGCCGTAATATCACAGTTTCCGGATGTTGGTTCTCCAGCGGAAGGACTAATAAGAATTCCGGGCTTGTATTCAATAATTGCGCAGACTCTCGAATCCAAGGATCGGATTTCTTCGCATGCGGTGATAATGGCATTTATTTGAGCGGCTCTACGCAGATTGCGATCATTGGAAATAGTTGTGGCGCCAATGGGCAAACCCAAACTGCCGGGGTTGGGGCGGGAATCCTTTTGGGGTCCAGTACGTACTGTAAGGTGGCGCACAACATCTGCACCAATAACAACTACGGATACTTATCCCAGCTGCAGCAAGTTGGGGTGACGGAACAAGGCAGCGCGGATTTCAACACGATTACCGACAATACCGTTACCGGCAATGTGGTTACGGGCTTGTTCTATAGTGGCGCCCACACCATCATTAGAGACAATCTGGGATTCGCAACTGAAAGCTCCGGTGTTACGGGCGCGATTGCTACCGGCGCGACCGTGACGCACGGTCTTGGAGTCACGCCGGCACTTGTCTTGTTGACCCCTCTGGATGGCACACCTACGGGAGTGTTCCCGAGCGCGTTGGGTTCTTCAACATTCACCATCAACTTTGCGGGCGGTGGCTCACACGCATTCAACTGGCGCGCGCAGGGTGGAAATTCTCCATGACTGCAAAAGATCACAGCGCCTATACATATGGATCCATAGATAATTATGAGTGAGCCCAATGACCTCCTAATCAAGACCGGGCCTCCTGGATCAGCACATGAACGGCATTGACGCTCATGATCTACTGCATATCGGCTCATCCATCGTCGGCCTGATCGTGACTGTTGCGGTCATCAAGACTGACATCAGATGGATACGAAAATGGTGCTCGGAGCATAAGGAAAGTGACGACGCAGGCTTTGAACGGGCGCGTGAGGACATCCGCGAGCTGCGCACTGCAATGCGGGAGATGGAAAGTCGAAGATGAGCAAGCTTGCACGCCTCATCGCGCAGGAAGAGGGCTTCGGGATTCCTGGGGCCATTCCGACGATCGATCACAATCCAGGAGACCTCCGCCATTCGCCGCACAGCTTTCACACCGTTGCGGCGCCGAATGCAATCGGCCAGATCGATGATGACGCGGACGGCTGGGCGGACCTGGAGCGGCAGTTGAACTTGTACGCCGAGCGCGGGCTGACGCTCGCCGAAGCTATTGAGGACTACGCGCCGGCCCCTGAGAACAATACCGCAGGTTACCTGCAATACGTGTGCGACGGGCTGCCGATGGCCTCTACCGCGACTGTCGCGCAGGCACTGGAGATTCCATGAAGACGTGGACCTGGTTTACCCAACACGGCGACGATGTTTTCGCGTTCATCGCGTTTTCCGCGGTGTCGCTGATGCAGTCCGGGCTTCTTGACCCAGTCGCGGTCAAGTGGATAGCCCAGATCGCGGCGCTGGCGGCCATAGCCCACAAATGTTTTTTTCCTACTCAGCCGGCGACCCCGGCACAGGTGAAAGTATGAGCACTCCCAATCCCGTTCTCGTCGCCGCCGCGCCGGCATTGATCAATACCATCGAGGCCCTGCAGACCTTCGTGGCCAATATGGGCACTGATCCCACTCAGTACGCGGTCAAGTTCCCTGGCGCCCTGCAGGTGCTTCTGGGCTCCGTGGAGTTGCAGTTGCCGGTACTGGCATCCAGTGAAATCGGCGCGCTGCAGACGGCCGCCAATGGCAAGTTCGCCAGTTGGATAGCCTCACTGAGAGCGCTGACGCCGACCGCGTGAAGCACATCGACTTCGCCTACCGCTTAGGCCTCGGGATTTCATCCTGGGGCATTGCCTATTGGGGCGGCGGCGGGTGGAGTCATGTGGACATGATCGATGATGACGGCCAGTGGTGGGGCGCGCGGTCGGACAAGGTCGGCGGACAGCCGGCAGGCTTCTACCCGCGCCCCCCTGACTATGAGACCCATATCAAGGACCTCATGATCCTGAGACTTGAGGTCTCAGTCGTGCAGCACTCAAACTTCTGGGTGAAGGCAAAGCAGATCAAGGGCGATCCTTACAACGTCCGCGGCATTCTCGGATTTGCTTTGGACAACAACTGGACCGAGAAGAAGCACTACTTCTGCTCCCAGGCCTCGGCTGCGCTCAAGCGCCATGCCGGCATCATCCACCCCCTGCACCACAAACTGTTCAAGGTAACCCCGGGGGATGACGCCCTGATTGTCAGCTCCCACGGGGGGATCCCGATGCCACCCCCAAAGTGGTTCAAGGGCTGTCACCACTCTCGGCTAAAGCATGGTATGAACGTCCGGATATGACGGCTTCACGCTATCTATTGCTGCCCACGCCAGCCATCCGGTGAGCATTCCAGCGCGCAGGCCGAGCATGTATCCGGGTGAGGGCGTCAGTCCCATGTCGGGCCGAATCGCGCGCCAACGTGAGGTGCGCAGATCTTCGAACCAGACATCGAATGTGGATTCTTCGCTCATGGCTGGATCCTGCGCGGGCACATCGTGCATCGTGTTTTGTCGGTCCGATAGCCGACCGGCGGACAATCGCTGCACAATCCAACCCAATGTGGCTCCGTCGCCGAGTATGCGGGCGTTACCCTGATGCGACCTCCGCACCAATGGCAGTACGGATACAGTTCGCACCCATCGTCCAACTGCCACTCTTCTCCATCCGGACAACCTGGCGTATAGACGGAAGCGCCTTCCTCAATTGGCGTCCACTCACAGACCTTCATTTGCGCACCTTGGCCGCAGCCTTGATGATCCCCTGAGACAATGAGCCACCCCCGTGCTTGCGTAGCTTGTCGGCCACAATGGGCGGTAGATGTACCTGGTAACGCTGGCCGGGCTCTCCGGTGAAGGAGGGCCGGCCTACGGGCCGCTTGGGCGGCGTCCCGGTCATGCCGGGAGCCTCCAGTTGCGCGGGCCCTGAGCGACCTTGCCTTCGACTGCACAGGGCGCCGTCTCGCGCCAGGGAGCCCACTTGTAGCCGTAGCGCGGATCGCGGTACTGGCCACGAGTAAACACCTTTCCTGTTTCTGACACGGCGAACTGCACGCGGCTGGTGAAGTCCATCGTGCATCCCTCGAAAGTCTGTACTGCCTTGGCCACTTTTCTCTCCCGTCGCCAGAACATCTGGCATGGGTATTAATATACACCGTAATTACTCCAAGTCAAGACATTTCGGTGTATATATTCTTTAGGGCCTCCCCCATCGGGCGTCGGTAGCCCCAATCTCCTACGGCCCCGAAGGCCTGATAGAAGATCTCATTGGGTATCGCTGGCGGCTCGTATCTGCCTTCCACGCCAGCCACGAAGCGCGCTAGGACGCGAATCAGCTCCGACCCCTCACGGATAGCCGTCGCATCTTCGTCGGTCGTATTGTCGTTAATGGTGCCGTGGATCTGATCCGCGATCCGGCGCATGCAGCGGTTAAGCTGGTATCTCGCATCGGCCATGCTTTGGCCATCCTTGGGCACGGAAGCATTCATGCCGCTGCGCCCGGCTTCTCGGCGAACTCAACTACTTCCAGCGGTACGCTGCGCTTCGTGTGGGTGCAGACCTGCAGTTGCACCTTCACGGTGCGCAGAATCTCGCGGGCCTGGGCGGCAATGGCGTCGCCCTGCGCGGGCTGCATCTTGTCGCTCTTGATGTCGTTTAAGGTCTCCCATAAGGCGTTCTTGAGGTTAACCGCTGATAAGGCTTGCATAGGCTCGTCTCCGTAATTGGGCTTTGTTGATGGTCCCGTTGGCGAGACCGATTTCGTACTTGGTTGCGCGGTTGGCGACGACTCGCTCTAACCGCCTCAGCAGCAGGAAGGATTCGGCAAACGGTCCGAACATCCTCCCGGCTCGATATTTCGCGTCGTACCGCCGCTTCCAGCGCACGTAGGCCGGTTGGCGGCAATACTGGACATGCAGGTGCATTCTGGCCTTGCGCGCCTTGGCGGCCTTCACGGGGTCGTAGGTAGCCTGAAAGTAGGCGCGCTTCTTGGCCTTTAGGAGCGCCCGGTTCTTGCGCCGGTATTCGCGGTCGTACTGGCGCTTTTCCTGAACCTTCTGCTCTTTGGTCTTGTGCTGGCTTCGATCCAGACCGAAGCACACTTTGTCGCAATAGATAGGAGCGCCAATCTTCAGCGCGCGATTAATCGCGCCGATAGGCTGCTTCACGGTCTTTCCGCAATGTGCGCACGCGGTCACGGCTTCGCTCCCTCCCGATCCTGTAACGGTTGCGCGTTCTCACGCTTGAATGCTTCCCACGCATCGGCTGCAACACCGGTATTGCCGGCTCTGCGCATCCACTCGATGCGCTCGAAGCGCGTCAGGCGGTTCCACCAGGTCATGCCAAGTTCTGCATCAGATGTCTGAACCGGTAACGTCCTCAATGCTGCGGTCATCCACTTCTCCCGCCGGCAGGTGGCCGGCTTTGATCAATTCTTTGAGCCACGCAGCCGCCTTCGGCTCGTTCTCGTTGTAATAAGCTACGGTCATGTCTCGAACGACAAGCATTCGCGCGCGATGTTCACTACGCGCCAATAGCAGGCTTCCTCGGTCTCATCGATCCACTCAGGCCGCAGTTCGTCCTCGGCTATCAACTTGAGCGCCCCCCGCAGCCGCTCGAAGTCTTCAATGCGCACGTACTGCTCAGGCAGCTCCGGGTGCTCGACCGAATAGAGCATTGCGTCCGGGATGCTGAATATTTGGATGTTTGAATACTTTGAGGTCACGGCTGCGCGTCCTTCTCGGGTCCGAAGTAGTGGGAATCAATCTCCCGCTTCAGCGTCAGCTCCCATGATTCGTCGGTATCCCAGCCTTTATAGGCGTCCGCAACTACACTCGCGCAGCGGTCGGCATCTGACATCAGCCAACGCCACCACGCGGCATCGCTAGGGCGCACCAGATGATGCATGGCCTGCGCATCGGATTGGGCCTGCTGCGCCTTGAGATTGGCGTTATCGCGCTGTAGAAACTGTATGTGAGCATTCAGCCGTTCGATCTCAGCCTGCTGCGCTTCCATGAACTCGATCAGCGGCAGGCGCTTGCCGTCGATGCTGCCAGAGCCCACCAGTTCACGGGCGCCCTCCAGGCTGATCACATTTGAGGGGACCGAATCACCACGCGCCACAAAGTTGTGGTTGTATCCCGTAAGCCCGTCATGAGGCTGGCCACAAGTTCCACACAATGACTTATTCTGAGCCACCGCAGCCTCCCTTGAATATCCCTGCATTACGCATTTCGTCTTTCGTGGTCGTGAGCGACCAGGGAAGTACGACATAGCCGAAGCCGTCATCGTCCACCCACATGCGACCATCCGCGCGGGCCTCCGCGATCTGCAAGGTGGTCAGCTCGCCGGTGCATACGATTCGACCCTCACTGCGGGCGCGCTGCAAGAAGCGAAGGGCATTGACAGGGGTCTCATTAGCCCCGTAGCCGGTTGGATCGCTCATTTCTGCATGTCTTCCCACTGATAAAACCACGTGTCGTCACATCCATAGCCTGTGACCGCATAGGGCTTCGTGAGGCGCAACCAGCACGCGTATGCCATCGCGTAGCCCAGCGTTACAATCCCTTGGGGGACGTTACTCATCTGCGCCCCACGATGTCGTTCGTGACCTCGACCGCGAACCGCAGCGCCATCGCGGCGACCTGGATGGCCTCCTTGCGCATGGCTCGCAGGTCGCGCCGTCGCTGGTTCGTCTTGACGTGGTCCCACAACTCATCCATTTCCTCGGACAGGACGCCCCATCCTTCGTGCGCGGAGTTGAACGCCGGCCAGTTGTTCCGGGCGGACTTCAGTTCCGCAAAAGCGAGCGCGACGGCTTCCTCGTTGCTCATCATGGTTAGGGCTGGCGCCATGGCCTCGTTGTTCGCCCGTTCCTGCTCAGCGCTCATAGCGGCTCTCCTTGACCTTCGGCGGGTTACAAGCCACGCACGCAGCTTTGCTTGAGCTGCTGAAATGCTGCCCGTCGAACGGACAGATTCCGCGCTCGACCATCGCCGTCATGCGGTCGATCGAACCCCTCATCGTTGAATATGACGCTTACACTTTCCATTTGATTTCCTTACTGACTCTCTGGTAATCGATGCCACACTGGCCTGCCTTGAATGAGCTTCACGCCCCAGAACTCACTCCCCACACGATAGATATGGGTAAATCCGTGGGATTTGCAGAGGCTTATCTGCTCTGGGGTCATGGCGTTATCCTGTTCATTTCATCACCCTGCGAATGAAAGCCCGTATCCGCTCCCAATGTTCGGGACGGATCCACACATGCTTCAGCACATACCCTCTCTCACGCATTTTGGCTCTCTGATCGGCCTTTATTTGAGATTGAGACTTCAAGAGAAAAGATCCCTCCCACGACGGGAAGCCTGTACAGACTGATGGAGATAGACATCCCACTGTGAACCCAGGATTTTGAGGCTTTTATCCCCCACATCCTTGCTACCTTGCACCTGGCGGTCTTGAATAAATTGAGCCTTGCCAACTTTAATCATGAGCCTTGCGTACTTCAGATCGAATGTCACCGCATTGGTGACGCTAACAGGATTCGAACCTGCAACACCCCTATTATGAGTAGGATGCTCTACCGTTGAGCCATAGCGTCGATTTGTCACTTACGTTGTAACCCCGTTCTATCGTTTCAGTTTTACTCTGCGCGTAGGGATCTTTGGGTCTACTCTTCTACCAGTTCAGTCGTCGCATTGATGATCTCAAGCGTACCATCGATCAAAGATGGTTCGGACCGATACACGGACAACATCTTGTCCCGTTCCACGGGATCGAAATACCGCACCAACTTCACTTCGGTGACCGGCTGACCCGGCCCTGTCTGGATGATCTGCTCCTTCAAGTTCCGATCTCCCAGTTGGGACCAGATAGACATTTCCATCGTCGCAAGATCCCGGCGACGATGAATCCACTCTGCCACCGTCTTGGTCACATGTTTGCCGTCGAGTTCGATGGCGACTTTGGTGGCAAGATTGGTGCGCTGGATCGCGAGCCGCAAAGAAAGAATTTCCTTGACGATATCGTGATGCGCCTGAATCCACTCACTCACCCGGCTTTTCTGATCCGGATACAGTTCCGTCTCAATCGACAGCCGAACACAGTGTTTCTGAACCTTGTCTCGAAGATCTCCGGCCTTGGTTCCAAGGTCCTTTATCTTCTTCATGGTCTGAATCAGTTTCATGACTTGCTCCTTGATGGAGGCTGGACATTAGCACGGACATGACCACTGATCAAGTATTAGGCCATCTAAATTTCAACTGGACATCGGTTTGCGCAAGCAGATTTTCATCATTCCCATAATGGGCACGAAAGGGCTTGGAGCCGTAAGCCAGTGAGGGCCCGAATCTGTGCTCTGCAGTAGTTTTGGTCATCCCGGATGGAGCGATTCCACGGTGATGCCAGATTCCCAACGGGACGGTATATCGATGTCCTCGACGCTTATTGCCGGATAGCAGATGATGTATTTCTACTTTTCCACAATCTTCGAGCCTGCGATCCAAAAAGCAGGCAATGCAACCGATGACGAATAACTCATGCTTATCCGGTTATCGCCCATTTGTGAATCTGATTTCCCATAACACGCGGGCTACCCCGCCAGTGCCTATGGGGTCTCGGACCACCTTGGATTTGCCACTGGATTCGGCCCAGCTGCTGCGAGCGGCTAACTCTTTCACCTTTACGAACCCTGCCGCTTTTAGGCTCGCGCCGGATTCATCGGCTTGCGTATACGTGATGACCCGCCGATATCCCATAGCCTTCGCAGCACGCGATACGGCCCCGTACAGCATTGAATTTGCATTGGCTGTACCGTCCGTGCAGGTTCGATTTACCTCAAGCGTCAGACCATCATCGAACGCCCGCGCCACAGGACGCCCGGCCATTGCCACACCCACTTGTTTGTCAGCGCCCCAAAGCGCGATGCTGAACTTATGGCCGCGCGGCGGCTTGTTGTGCCGGTGCAGTTCGGCTACGAAAGCGCAGGCTTGCCGAAAAGTTGCGGGTTTAATATTCATGGCGATTGGGTTCTAACCGGATAAGCATGGAATAACTTATCGAAACGCTCAATGTCATCTGGCGATAAAGGCCCGGTTGAATGCTTCATACGTTTCCGCTCCTGCGATTGGCGTTAACCGATCTCCATGTGTCCACGATCAAAGCTGCAGTGGTTCTGCGGGCCCGTACACGCTCGAAAGCCAGGAGCGATTTGCAATGAGCCTCGACCGCTGTTTGAACATCCGCTGAGGTCTCAGCAATCGCTTTGCGTTCTTCCACATTCCCATCGGCCGTCAGAAATACTCGTTTCTTGGCCAGATCCAATGCATATTCCTTTGCTGCCACATCGGTTTTCATCTGAGCCGACAATTCATCTGTTTTGATCAGATAGTCGATGGCTTTCTGGCATCTTTGATCGTCAATGATCACGGCGCCCACCGCTGGGTAGCCAATCCTCGATAAATCACCTGTCCGGTCAATACCGCTCTCACTCCCGGAGGATGCGTCTTTCGCCACTCCCGCATGTAGGCGGCATGACACCTTCGGCAGGATCGTTTGCCTAATACCTTATGCGGGCAGATCTGATGATGACGGGGCATGGTGCGTCGCATCAAAATGGAATATCGTCTGGATCTGCTTCACCCTCTCCGTCCTGTTCCTGTCCTTCATTCGGATCAGGTTCGCGGATATCCACCGCCAATGCAGTCCCCGTCCTTAGCTGTTCGGCAGATCGATATCCGACTGCGGTCCAAGCGAAGATGTCCACGGGCTTTTTGATGAGCCCGGCAGCGATGGCTGATCCGACGATATTGGAGACGTACCGGGACAGATCTCCGGTCGGGATATCCCACCCCTGGCTCTGTGGCCTCTCCGCAGGGCTTTTGGGCCATGATTGACCATTCCCCCTATCTTGGGGAGAGTTTGGCGATGCGGCCCTCTGCGCGGCTCCTACGGCCTGTGCTGGCTTGAAATCGGCCGGACGCCATTCATTCAGGAACCAGGTCGGATTCCTGCTGTTACCGAAAACCTGGCTGGAAGTTTCCGCCTCGATGGTCAGTCCCAAGGCAGGCATGCGCAATCCCTGCTTGACGTAATACGCATCCTGCCAGTTGTTCTTCCCATCGAAATAGACTCGATCCTTGCCGTTCTTGGACTGATCGATATGAGTTACTGTGTGGACAGACACGGGCATCTCCATTTCAGCATTTCGGCCATTTCACGCTTGAGGGCTGCAAGTTCGGCATGAGCTGCTTCAGCTCTTCTGCGCTGTTCATCCGTCACGGAACTGTCCCCTACGTTTTATCAGATCTTCAGGATCCTTCGGCCAGCGGCGTTTGGGCAAAGAGCCGATACCGATCATGAGCAATCCCAATACTGCCAATCCGCTGAGGATGTAGGGGCTCACAATGCTTGAACCTTGAGTCCATTCAGATCCGCCAACTCGGCTTTGAGGCGCTCGTTATGCGATTGGATCTCGCTAACCTGTCCATTGGTGAAGGCAAGATCATAGAACACCGAAAGCAATCTCATTCGTTCGCCATCGGTGATTCGTTCCGCATAGGCGTCGATGAAGGCGACGATCCATTCGGTACGCTGCTGTTCTTTGGTCATGATTCATACCTCGGCGCATAGTCTTGCGGTCGTTTGTAGAAGAGAGTTCCATCCTGGTTGCGCCAGGTGGACGCCATGGCCGCATGACAGTCACGAGAAGCTAATCCATGATAGGCGGTTGGCTGGATCCGCAAATTATATTCCTTGATTGACCCATCCGGTTCCGGAGTCGAATTCATGACCGATATCATGATGATGTCGGAATCATCAGAACGTGGTTTGCGATAGAGCTTTGCTCCCTGCAATCCACGGACGTAGTAATTATCTGGTAATGAATGGACAATCTCAGCACCAGAATCTTTGATGTAACGAGATGCTCCGAAACGCTCGATCATTACGCGGCGTATTTCCGCATTGGCTTCGCCATCAATCTTCGAGGATGTAATGTCTTGAGGAGATTCAATGATCCACGCCGGGACTCTTACACCATGAACCGCATAAATTGCCCAACCATCCGGATAGGCGCATGCGGGTCCTGCAAGGGAGTGCAACCTCCCTCTTTCATCGCGTAACAGGACACTGTGTCGTTCTGAAACCCAGCAAATATTTTGATGGGGAATCGCCCAGCCGGCAGATGCACAGAGATTCCATAAACCGGATAACTTTTCGGTCTGTGCTCTGAGATTCAACGCTTGATGGAAGAAATGATAGAAAGCCAGCCACCCCGCATCATGTTGGCCATAAACGCTGTCCCCAACGCTGGCCAGAACGCTGGCCCGAACGCTGGCCCGAACGCTGGCCCGAACGCTGTCCCCAACGCTGTCCCCAACGCTGGCCCAAACGCTGGCCCGAACGCTGTCCCCAACGCTGGCCCCAACGCTGGCCCCAACGCTGTCCCAA